TCCTGTTAACTAATTTACTTTTAGTATTGCATACATAACGTAAATAAATTTAATTAATTATTTAATTAATCGGGGAACGCGCCCCAAACCCCTTAGCTATCGCTCATTGCACCAAATTAAACGCAGATCTACGCTATGCTACTTAATTAGTACGCGCCTTCGGCGCTTGCAACCGCATTCGCTCGGTCGCTTCGCAACCTTCGCTCTGAGCTGAAGAGCGAGAGCAGAGGTGGTGTAAATACCTTGACACCACCTCTGCTTTTTTTCTTCGAAAAAAAATTTAAGTGTTTTAAAGACCGATAATGGCTTTAAAACAGCCAATTCCTTCGGAATTGCACATGCAAGATAGTGAAGGGCTTCGCCCCCCCCTAGCGGGGGCCCCCCCACCCTGCGGGGCTATTTATATAGTAATTTTTTGATGGTTCGTCCAAAACCCAACTCAGATCATCAAATAGAGGGTACAGGGCAACGCCCCTGACCGTGGCGTTGCTAAACATGACGTTAGTTTTGAATAAGCTTCGCTAATTCAAAAATCCGAAAAATCAAAATTTTCTCGGAAATTTCGTCTTAGGAGAAAAAAAAATTCTCAGAATTTTTTTCTTGTGGCTCAGAATCGTCCAAAAAAAAAAAAGTTAAAAAATCAATTTTAACTTTTAGAGCAAACATGGCAACTCAAGGTTCAAGGTCTCGGAACTGGATGGGAGTGGTTTATCATCCCAATGACGCTTCGCATCATCCTGGGATTACTGATTCATCAATGACTGAAGCATTTGCACGAATCTGTGAAATTGAAGAATTTACCAAACAAGTGAAGTACTTCATTCATGGCACAGAGACCTGTCCCACGACTGGGACTGAGCATTTACAATGCTACTTCGTTTTCAAGAACGATCAATCTCTTGCAAACCTCCGTTCTAAGTTTTCGAAATGGTTCGGGTTTAATCAAACTATTGCATGGAAGAAAGCTGATTCAAACGCAGATGAATGCATTGATTACTGCAAGAAAGATGGCTTGAATATCGTCGAGTTTGGTCAACGTCCAAAAGGTAAAGGTGCTCGATCTGATCTTGAATCTGTTGCTAAGTCTATTAAGTCTGGTGCTAACATGTCTGACTTGTTTGAACTTCATCCTGCTTCTTTCTTTAAGTACGCACCGGGAATGCAAAAGGCAATTGCGTTGACATCGAAACCCAGGGACTGGAAGACGGAGGTCTATTGGATCCACGGCCCAACAGGAACAGGAAAGTCAAACTGGGTATTCCGTACTTGCGACCGGGCAGAACTTTACGTCAAGGACGGGAACTCGAAGTGGTTCGATGGTTACCAGTCACAGAAGAATGTGCTTTTCGACGATTTCCGCCCGAGCAAAGAACTGCCATTCAACTTGCTCTTGAGGCTCTTGGACAGGTATCCAGTGACAGTGGAAGGGAAAGGATCCTCTATGAACTTCTCACCAGAGAGGATTTTTATTACGACGCCCCAGCCGCCAGTGGAAACCTTTCAGCATCTGGACTGGATCAAAGCGGAGGATTTAAGTCAATTGACTCGGAGAATCACACAGGTTATCCACTTCCCCGACCTAAATACGATAACTCGTTACAGTCTACTTCCCCCTTTTGTCATGGTGTTAAACGATTGGGGACAATCAGTCCCACAGAACACGCGTGGACCGCTAACTATTGTGAAGCCTGTGGCCGCCAAGACTCCATCGAAACGCTCGTCTCGTGCACAGATACAAGTGGATGGGACTCTGACGACTCAGGATACTCCTGCTCCTCAACCGATCTTGGGAGTGAACTACGCGTTGATAGACTCTCAGACAGAGGACGATTCTTCAGTAGACATGGCTTCATTGAGCGAAATATCTGGGGACAGCGAGCCGGAGGATGGGGATTCGATCCACTCGAGCCCGAGAAGCTTAGACAGCAGCAGTGGATCGGAAGACTCTTTTGTTGTGAAGGAGTCTGCGGAGGAAGAGGAGATCGCACTATCTTTGGCCCGGAAGAAAGCCAAGAAACGATCTGTTGGGCGTGCGAAGAAGTCCGCCAAACCATCTACGCAAAAGAAGAAGAAGAAGCAAGACAAGAAGCGGACGGTTTTACCGCCGCAGCGCAGGCCTAAGCCATTTAGTTTAGGTAGCTATTCAACTTCGGAATCTAGCGATTCTGAATAAATTTATTAAGTAAATTTATAATTATTTAAACATCTGCAAAACTAAGATTAAGTAAAGGACTAGCAGATCTAAATCTGCTAGCAAAATCATCGGCCAAGTGAGGCCTCTTTGCGCCTAAGTTATAACTACTAAGTTCGCCTTCGTCCTTCATCATTTCAACATCATCAGCAGCAGCTGCAACAGCAGCTGCAGCTTCTCTGGGCTTGAAGCCAGCTTTCTTTAAGGCCGCACGAGCCTCACGAGACACAATAGCTTTCTGACGAGAATCAGAAAGCCTCGTAAAAGACTTCCCGTAGGGAGCTCTACTGCGGGATCTTGCCTTGACGGCAACATAACGACTTGGTCGGTAGACTGGACGCATTTTAACAGCTTTATACAAAGCTCCAACCTTTCGCGCAGTTCTATTACCCCATGGATAACTGCGACCACGAGAACGCCAACGACGACCATAACTACGGCGTTTATAAGTGCGATAAGACCTACGGGCATATTTTCTTCGATACCTACGAAAACCTGGCATTTCAAAATAATGATGAAATCATTATTTCAAATGTACAAAAGATACGGTAAAGATAGATCAGTGCACGTAAACAGCTACGCTGTTATACTCACAGGCAAGATAAGCGAAACTCGCTTTGGAAACCCTGAAATAGGTTGGGAACTTGCGGAAGACCACGCATTCGAAATGCTGCCAAAGAAGATAAAATACCCACTACAAAGAACTCCACATCAAAACGATAATCCATTACACGATGGAAGAGTCATGTTAAATCCTGGCGTGTGGTCGAACTTTGATGTGAAATACATATGCGGTCATTGGGAAAGCGCCACTAAAGACCATGCAATAGGAGAAGACCATAAATACAAAAGATGCTGGGTCCCGATGTCTGCTGTGCAAAGAGCATCATGCAGACAAATAGTAGTAGTATTTCAATGGAGAGATAGAGTTAACGTATGGTTAACTGAATGGGATTATGATGTTTAAATAAAAATCATTATTTTCATTATTTACATTTTACAATGTCCTTTATGAAAGCTAGAAATACTGCTGGTCGTTTCTTTAAAAGAAACAGAACTGCGCAAACTGCTTATGATATGGCTATGTCTCACTTAATGCCAACGACCATGGAAGGCTCCGGTTTATACATCGGCAGAGGCGGGTTACACAGTGGCAAAGGAATGTACACCGGTCCAGGCTTGTACACTGGAGAGGGCGATTATCAAGCAAACACAAACCATTTGATAAAATCAAAAAGTTCGATGGAAGTTGTGCCTCAATTTGTAGCAGAAACAGATGACGGAGTCACTTTCTCTAAAAGAGAATATGTTGCTGAAATCTATGGACCAAGAGCTGGTGTCCCATTCCAGGTACAATCTTTTGCAATTAACCCGGGACTGGAAGCTACGTTTCCATGGCTAAGCCAAGTAGCGCAAAACTATGATGAATACGACATGCATCAATGCATCTTCACATTCAAGTCAACTACTACTGAGAGTTCCAACTCTGACAATGGTCAGGTTGGAACTGTAATTATGACAACTAATTACAACGCAGCAGCGGCAAATTTCCAAGACAAAGCAGAAATGCAAAGGTACGAAGGTGCGTGTTCTGCTAGACTAACAGAAACACTCCTGCATGGTGTTGAATGCGACCCAGATAAACTATCTGGGTCAAGAGGAAACTACATCAGAAACAACCCAGTTGTTGTAGGACAAGATCTCAAGACCTATGACCATGGAAAGTTTCAGATTGCTGTTGCAAACGCATCTAGCGTGTACGCAGATGTCTCCTTGGGAGAGCTTTGGGTTACATACACTGTAACGCTAAGAAAATCTAAATTTTACACTGCTTTAGGACTTGGCATCACTAAAGACATCTTCGTCTCTAACGGCGGCGAAGTATTAAACATAACTAATTCCATTAGCATTATGGGGACAGATATACTTAAGGGGCAACAGAACAACTTAGGTTGTCTCTTGACCCAAGTAACCAAAGGGGTACAGATTACTTTTCCAGCATCCTTTAGAGGATATCTAAAGATATTGCTCGCAATGGAAGGAACTGGCTACGTTACCACTGGAGGTGATCCAATAACAGCAAGAACTGGTAACGTATCTTACATTACCGATTTGTACGGTGGACGAACTTCTCAAGCCGCCGGCGAAGACAAGCCTTCCACTTTCCTGTACACCTCGGGTGTGGATGGGAATTCTTTGATGTGGCTGCTCCACATCAAAGTTGATATCGCTACAGGCGGTATCAACAACACAGTAACACTGACAACTGCCCTTGCCACGGCAACAACAGTGACGCAAACTTACATTGATATTTCAGAGTATAACTCTGGATTCAGCGGCAAAGCCTTGAATATCAACCAAAGTGACGCGCCAATTTGGGTGAAC